TTCTTTAGATAGTGTAATGATTAATTCATCTCTTACACTTACACCAAATTTTGTTAGGATATCTCCTGCTCCACCATATCCTTCAAAAGTATTGACATATGCTTCAATAGAAAAATTATCATCAAACTTTGATGTCTGTACTTCTTCAATAACCGTCTTTGTATTGACGTATTTTCTTGGAATATAAGTTACTTCTACACCATGAAAAGATAGATGCTCGTTTATTAGATCTTGGACTAATCTCTGTTCAGATGCAGTCCCTTGTAAGAAAAAAGGATTAAGTGCCATTATCCAATAAAGTCGAGAGGTGGCATTTCATAATCCATAGTCATACGAGATTTAATATCACTCAATTCTTGTTCTGCTTGCTGTAAAATTTCACCACCATTTAGTTCAATTCCTCCAGGAAGTTTTACTCCCCTAAACTTACTGAGATTTCTTCCCCACTGACGCTTAATTACTGCTGTCAGATATCTCTTGACAAAACTATCGTTATAAACTTGAGAGAATGATTGTGGATCAAGTGCTCTATAACACTCAAGTACAATAAAGTTGCCTGCACTTTGCGATCCCCAGTCTATATCCAAATATAATCTGTCTTGTCTCTTGTTAAATCTGATCTGCTTGTCTGTTGTTAACAAATGATCAATAGATTCAAGATATGATTTTGTCATAGAATATTGAAGAAGTTCAACTGAATTGAAATAATAAAGATCATTCAAGAACATTTGATACTTGATACTAAACATCCCTCCAGATATTGAACTAGTATCAAATTTAAAAAGTCTTTCTACTCCAATTACAGAATCTGGGACTTGTATAAAATTTGAATTTTCATAGAAGTTGAAAGTAGTTGCAGCAATTCCAGTAGAAGTTGCCGTAGTGGTTACAATGCCAACTCCAGTTTTACCATTTACTTGATTACCAGATGCAACATCTACACCTTTTCCTCTATCAATATCATCTTGAGAAATTTCGTACTTAAGGTACATTTTCTCAACACCGTCATAATGGCGCTCATTAAAATATTGAATGGTATCATCAACCAAATCATCAATTTGATCATCATCCACGTTGATTTCCAACACTGGAGCACCAAGTTGACGCAAACAATAATCTATCAATCCTTGTCTAGTTGACGGTTTTGCCATATTAACCTTCTAATTTTGCTTTGAGGTCTGCATTTTCTTCAAGCAGAGCGTCAGTCTGTTCCTTAAAATCTTGTACTAAAGTTGCTAACTTTGCTTCAAGAAGAACGTTTTGATTTGATACTGCTGCTAATTTAGAATTGTATATTTTAATGAGAACATTAACATCCACTTCACTTTGATTTTCCATTAACTATCTCAGAATGTGCCCCCATCAAGTGTTGAAGTCCAATGAGGTTTATTAGTATATATGGGAGTAACTGAGTTTGGAACTGAGGAAAGATTTGCAATAAATCCATTCGCACCTTCCTTTCTTAGATTCTGCCCTGCTTGGAATCCACCACCCTCTACACCAATCAGACTTACTGTTGTTGCACCAGAAACACCAGTCTCAACAACACCATATGCATTTGAAGTATCTTGTCTGATAATATCACCAGCAGATGCTGTAATTGCAACTGATAATACTAAAGTTTCTTTTGTAATAGCAGTTAGAATCTGCTTAGAGGTTGCTACTGGGGTTGCTACTGCATTTGTAGATCTTTGAAGTCCAGTGCTATCAAAATATGCAACACCACCAGTTGCATAATCTCCAGACTGATAGTAGAGACCTTTAATATCAAGGAATCCTTTAGTTCCACTTACAACGCTGTTTGCAATACTTGCATCAGGAACATAAACCCATCTTCTACTATCATCCGCGTGAGTTCCGTGATTATTAACCCCTGCAGTGCTAGTGGCAATGGAGTCATCCTCCATACCAAAGAATCCAACTTTGTTGTTAGATGCTCCAGAACTTGTATTGAAGGAGAATGAAATACCTCTATCAGTGTTACTATCGTATGCGTGAGTGATAGTTACCTGAGTTGTGGTACTGATACCAGCATTTGTAGCATTACTGATAGTAATTGCTTTGGTACCAGGATTATATGCAGTAATTGTAGTACTATTTGCAATACCTGCAGCAGCAGTAATTCCATCACCAGTATTGATACCAACAATAGAATCCAGAATCAGTGAAGTTGCACCACTGCTGGCTTCTGCCATAACAGTTCTGGTACTAGTTACATCACCAATATGGAAGATTGGATCATTAAGGGTAGAAGTTGTTGAGTTAACAGTAGTTGTTGTGCCATCAATTTGAAGATTGCCTTTAACAATAACAGTACCTTCATTACTTAACCCATCAGGATATGGATCAATATAAATCGTATCACTACTACCTGGGGTACTAGAAATAATATTATCTTCAATTTTAATTTGATCAAAGGTTGAGTTGCCAGCAACGCTGAAGTTTCCACCAACGTTTAAATTTTTCTCAATACCTGCACCACCTTCTACAATTAATGCACCAGTATCCTTATCAATAGAATCTGTAGTAACATTAATTCGGAGATCTGCACCAGTATAAGTTAACTGATTAACTCCGTTTTCATCATATTCAAATTTTGCATCTTTATCATCACCAAATGATAGGAAAGTATCATCTGGAATATGAATTTCACCAGAACCGTGAGGATCTAATTTAATATCTCCATCAGTATCGGTTGATGAAATTATATTTCCATCAATTCTAATATTATCTACGTTCCACTGGTCAACCTTAAGTGATTCTGCACCACTCAATCCAGAGTTAGTTGCTGGTGCCATAATGGCAACAACACCTCTGTCTTGGTTTCTTGTGTTATGAGAAGCAGCTGGAATATTTCCAGGAGCGTGCTCCATCATTGAGGTGTAGTAAAAACCACCAACTGCGTTGGAGTTAGTACCATCGTCTCCAAGGAATATTCTATCCTTGTATTGATTGATTCCACCGTAACTACCAATACCAGTTACGTATCCAAGTTCACCCCATTGTAAACTGGCTGGTTTGCTAGTACCTGAGGATCTTTTAATCCTAATAATACTTGCCATGTCAGAAATTGCCTCCGTTGATGTCTAAATTCTGCGTTGCGCCCGGCGTCAGGGTAAGAGTTGCTTCCCATTTTCTGATGCTGCTGTTATAAACAAGCACCATACCATTCTGCAAGTTTGAAGCACTAACATCACTGAGTTCAGCCAAAGAAAGTCCCTGAGCACCTGCAAGAGAAGATATTACTTTTACTGCTGGTTGTTGACCTACTCTGACTTTAATTTCAGCCATTTATTATATACAGATCAGAATGTAAATATATTTATATTCCTTGAAGTCCCAATCCACTCACAACTTCTTGTTGCTTTAGATATAGTTTTACATATGATTTTGCAATATCTCTCAAGGCATCATTATCATCACACGAATCAATCTCTCTGGATAATTTTGCATATTCAAAATTTTTAGAAACTTTATCTAGTGTAATGTCATTTGGGTCCATTTGCTATCTCCCTTAGTAGTGATTTAATTTCTTCAATATCATCCTTGATTGTATCAAGTTCTTCTCTTTCTGTCTGCCTTCTTTTTTTCATTCTCATATATTGAGCATAACCAGCACTATCGGTATTAAGGATAGCACCAGTTTCTCTATCTCTGAAGAGATTCTGCTCATTTTCAACCTGTATTAGATCTTTATCTTCCATATTATGCAAGAGCAATTGCTCTAAAATCTTTCAATTGTACTGGTGTTGATTCATTAGTGGACGACATAACAACTTTAATTGCAAATGCCGTAAACTGATCAACATTATTTACACTGAATTGATATTCACTAAATCCTTCCTTATCATCTGCAGAAACAAAAGCATCTGCTCTTCCACTACTCTTTTCAGGATCAATTATGCGATCTCCAAATCCATCACCATCATCGTCAATTAAGTTATCATATCCGGGGAATGGGATGAACTTCTGATCAATTTCGCTAGAATCTGCTTTAATTAATTGATAAAGAACGCGGAAATCTGCGTCATCTTGTCTATTTGCTGCAATATAAATCTTGAGACTTGTTGCAGGTTGTGCAAGAGAAATTTGCTTAGTTACAAATACTGCTCCGTGAGGATCATTTTCAATCAGATTTGCTCTAGAATCATCAACATAATCTTTGACAGGTGCATTTGACTTATTTCTGCCAAGAATAAATGTTGCATTTTGAATATCCATTACAGGAGATAGATTTTCATCTTCACTTACAAATTCAACTCTCATAGACAGTGACTTATTACTTGGAAGCACTCCAAGTCTTTCAATTTCATTGACTTTTGAAGCAACCATTCTAGGTGTATCAAAATGTATAACCTTATTTAAAGTTATTGGTTCAAATCCTTGATCAATAAAGGAAACCTCATTTCCACCAGCACTTGTTCCCGATACAGTTCTGATCAAGGAACTTGACTTAGTTCCTTTTCCTGGAGTAATAACATTAAACATTGCTTCAAGATTACTGAACTGATAATTCTGAGAGATTCCAACCGTATTTCCACCAAATCCTTTCTGAGACTCAAAGTTAATCATTCCAGATCCAGAACCTCTTGAAGTTGGAGATGCTGTAGTTCTATCAAATTCAATATAATAATTGTCTAGATTTGAATTTTCATCAGTATAATATGTTGCTGGAATGTTATGGGAAGCATTGATTCTCGTTAAAGATACTGCATTAACCTCATAAGGTTGAATGAATTCTCCCGTATTATGTGAAGACTTAACAGAATTTCCTATTGCTCTTGCATCAATCGATAAAGTGCCAGCATCTCCTGCTCCAGCAGTAATGCCGTTATAAGAAATGATTTCATTATTAAGAAGTGCATAACCACGACTTGTACTGATTCCTTCAAAGGTTCCAAACAGTGATGTATTAGCAACAGCAACTATACCATCAGTTTCACCAAAAGTTCCCGTGATGGTAGTCTTTCCTGTATCTGGAAGAATGTCCTCAACCGAAATTTTATTGTTTCCACCATGATGTGCATGATTATGTTGCTTGATTCTGAAAACGTTTCCACTGTAAATATCATCAATTAGAGTGGATGATCCATTTACAGTAACACCAGCAGTTGTTCTTGTTGCTTCGTTTGCAGGATCTCCATAATAGAATAGATTCAAAGTATTAGTAAAGTTTTCTCCTTGAACGTTAGTCAGATACAGAGTGTCTGCATTTCCAATTCCAGTAAGAGTAAATTTAGCACCTTTACCTGCTCGATTTGCTACTGCCATAGATGAAGTGACAATTCCTACAGTTTCACCTTCAACATATCCAGTACCAACAGTAGTAATATCTACCGCCTGAACATTACCAAAAGAATCAATAGTTAATGTTGCTTCAGCACCAGTTCCTTTACCAGTTAATGATACTAGATCAACTCCAGTAATTGATACACCAGGTTTGTAACCAGTACCACTACTTGCAATTGAAACATTACCTGTTCCAGAAACTGATGGACCACCAAGATTTTCAACAATTCCATTAATACTTGGTGCTGATGCACCTTCAGCAACTTTTACACCAGATACAACACCTGCATTAAGTGTTCCAGAAACTGGAAGTTTTAATTTTCTGGGCAAACCTTCGATTGGATTGTCCTCAAGAACAGCAGAGTTATCACCCTTTGGAAGTACATCACTATTGTAGAAGGTAAGTGCTCCTGAAGGAACAAACTTTGCTTTATACAATTTGAATGTTAAATCTTGATACTGACTTGCAGTCCAAATTGTACCATTCTGAGATTTGAACAGGGAACCGCCAATATATTGCTTAGTAACAACCACATTTTGAACATCTGGAAGATTTGTTGTTCTAACAGTCTTCTTACCCATGGTTGCTGTCCACATTTCATAACCATCAGATGCAGGAGATAGAACAACAATAGCGTATTCAGTATCTGCTTCCAGATAAACTGGTGATGGGAATCTTACTCTTGTGGGAACAGGTTCAAATGGATTTGCTTCATTAATATTAATCTGTTCGGGATTCAACGCAACCTGGGTATAGTCTTGAACTAGGAAAGATGTTGGCGTACCCAACTCCATGGTTCTAAGTTCAACAAAGATTTTTGCTCCTGGATCTTTTACTGCAAAAAATAGATCAAATGATGTTAGGAAACATCCCTTTCCATCTACAGTAAAGGATTGTGCAAGTGGATCTCTATGCGGTGCCTTAACTTTAACCTCAACTTCAGTCTTCCTTCTCTTTGGTTTGGGTGGATTTCTAACAGAAACCCGACTGGTCTCTTGTGTCAAGATGGTTCCAGATCCACTGTAAGCTCCAATTGCTTCAGAAGCAAATACTGTAGATCCAGGGAGAACTACCGTATTTGGTGGAACTGCAGTAACTTTAACTGTTTTAGTTCCACTCTTAACTCTTATTGCTGGTCGTGGATTTGAATTTGGATTCCTGAAGAAGAAGTTTGCAATAATATCTCCCCAGTTATCAGAAACTAAATCTGCTCTGGTAATATTGCAAACTGCTCCACTGGTCTTTCCAACTACTTTAGCACCTTTTTCAACGTAACCATAGAATCGTGATGATGGATTTGCAAGTACTCTTACACCAAAGTTAATAAGTTTGGATGTTGGAGAATATGTATCTCCTGGTCCAGGTCTATTTCTATCATAGGGATCAACCTGATATTCTTCAACATAAACTGCAGGAGAACCTAAACCAGCAGCAATATCTGGTCTTTTCATATCACCAAACTTATGGTTTGGTTTCTGGATTCTCATAACACCAATCTTTTTACCAGTAGAATCAAAAACATCTGCATTTTCGTGAATTCTAAAGGTTCCAGATTGCATTTCAATTTCACATACCTTTGGAATAATATCAACTTGCTGACTATCAAGATACAAATAGTGCTTAGAGTATGGTCTCAGACCATTAGCAGCAAAATAAACATTTCTTGAGCGCATCCAAGGGTCTGCTTCACCAGAAATTTTTACATCTTCAACATAATTAAACTCTCTTGCAGGTCCTTTAAGTTTTGGTTTAAACTTAGTTTTGGTTGTAATTGTTGTTGTTGTAAATGCTCTTTTCTTCTTTTCTCCTCTACCACCACCTTTTTTGTAAGTGACATATTCCGTTTTCTTATCAACATCTCTAGTTACTGTTGCCTCTTGCTTCCAATTAGCACCTGTTGACTCGGTTCTATGGTCATCAAGATAAATTGTTCTAACCCAGTTATCAGATGCTGGATCTAAAATAACACCACCAACAAAAACAATAACATTAAATGGATTTACATTTTCAACATTGGTAGCATGTGGTTGATTCAACCAATCTACTTCTTCATACTTGAGTGTAAGAAGATCTCCAGTTTTCTGGATGTTTGGATCTAATAGTTTAAGATTTTGACTAAGATCTGTTGTTGTAACATCAATTCCTGGATCTAATGCCAATTCTGCTGCCATAGACCAGAAATCAACGGGTGCAATACACATAGCACCTTCTTTGGATATATCCACTGTTGACAAACGCGGATCCATCAATGACTTATCTCTAAAGTCACTAACAATAAATCCACTCTTAAATCTACTAAGACCGTTAGCATCTGTTACATCTAATGTCTTAGTACTCAGTTCAAGCAGAGATAGACTAGTTACTTCTTCTAGATTTTCAATTCTATCCTCAAGTTTTCCAATATCACGCATCGTGAATCTTCTATTATCACGAAGCAGAATTTTAGGATCCTTGGTTACATTATACAAATATGGGGGTAATAAAATTTGTGCAACTTCCATTGCATCATCTGTAAGAACTGGTGCTTGAGGAGTATCAGCAGGTTCTCCTTTAACAACTTCAATTTCACCCAGACGATTAATACTAACTAAATCAATTCTAGGAAGATAATAACTATATCCTAAGAATGAAGTTTCATCTGGAGAAACAACGTACTTATAATTATATTCATATTGTCTACTATTAAATGCAAATGGTGATGCAGTTGTAGAAGGATCAAACTCTTTGACTCTAGGTCTAAAGTCTAGCAGATCGGAACATCGCAAACCATTTGGCAATGTTGGTATATCACTAGTAAATCTATCTTGTGAATAAGAATTTACTGTGAAAATATCTCCAGTATTATTTGATCCAACTTTATATGAATCAAATATAATTAATAATTGTCTAGAAGGTACTGCACTACCCTTTCTTCTAATGATTCTAGAATAATCACAGAATTGATGACGATGACCCCCATCTAATCTATAGTTTGCAGTTCTATCACTATAACTACCTGGTGTTATTTCTTGAATTACACTCTCGATTGCAGAATTTTTAAACTTAACAGATTCTCCAACAGTGAAATTATTAGTATTCAGTTTTACATATTCAATACTATTTGCGGTCCTATTTACAACTTGTGCTACTGCTCTACTATCTTTTCCTATAAGTTTTTCACCGACAATTGCGTTCTGATCCAAAGAAAGACCAGTTGCAAAAGTCAACTTATCAAGAACAGGTGCTGCAGCACTAGTTGACTCATAAACTGCACGTACATTTACAACATCAGGTACGTTCAGTGAAATTTCATTATCTTCAATTCTAGTTCCATAGAACTTAGAAGTTGTGAGACCAACTGTTGAAGTTGCACCAGTAGTTCTGACAATTGATAATTTATTTGATCTTGCAAAGTCCTTCGTCTTGTTAGTTACACCTCGTTTCTTTAGAGTTGCTTGAACAGTAACTGCACCGTTAGCAAGACCACTGAAAGTTACAGAGTTGCCATTCGCACCCAAAGCGAAGTTTCCACTGTTGAGTTCGATTGGAGAACCACTATTATCAGTAATCGTATATCTCTCAGCATCAAATGTTTCAAAGAATACACTAGTAATTCCTGCACTTACATCTACAGCGTCAGCAACTTCTAAAGTAAGACTATTACTTGTAACAGACTTGCCTGTAATCTGTCTTGTAATTGTAAGATCAGCATTTGCTAAGTCAACAGTTGCAGTATTTTCTACTGGCATTGTTGCGTAGAGACCATTCGATCCGTATTGACGGATTCTTGGAACCATCAATGAGAAATTATATTGACCATTATCCACACTACTTTTGTTTACGCCACCAACAGCTGTTGGTGCTGCTCCTAAAGTTACTGCAGTTCCATCAGCACGGATTGCATTGACAACATTAAAGTTTGGATCTCCACCTGTTTGGTACTTAATTATACTACCAAGTTTAATACCACCTTCACCATCTTGGAAGTTTCTTCCAGAAACTTTACCAGTATTACTGCCACTGATAACTAACTGATCCTTTACACCAAATCTTTCAAGTTCTTGCTCATAAAGAACAGTATCTGCAACGAAATTTGTAAGTAAAGCACTATTTAATCCGTCAGAATCTTGGAATACTGCTTTAATATCAGACGTATCATAGATTGCCATCCCTGTGATACCAGTCTTAAATTTAGAATTCTCATTGATGATTACTTGCTCACCAACTAAAAATCTTCCAGAAGTCTGAGTAAGACTGTAATCATTGGTTGCAATAACTGAAACATATCCCGTAGCACCACTAGACAGACCTCTAATATATGAAGTAACAGGTACGTCACCAGTGGTATATGCGTTTGCTAGAGTTAATTTTGTATATGTTTGAATATCATAGAGATAGAGATCCCAACTGGTTGATCCATTTTTATAAGAATCATCCGTCACACCCCACCAGTAAACTCTTGCCTCACCAATCTTAGTTGACAGTCCAGCACCATTTGCAGTACCAATATTGGTATTACCTGATGCATTTCTCCTTTCGGAGTATAATTCAATAATATTAGTGTTAGTAGTATTTGCACCACCTGCTGCAGTATCACCAATATTTAAATATGGTGTTCCATGAACATTGTTTACTCTTACTAAACTTCCAAGAGCAAATGGAATTAGCGCACCACCTACTGTTTTAGTAGTTCTTGGTTTTTCTACATCAATTATACTAGAACCAACAAGATCAATATCATATCCTTTAACGTAAGCAGTGCCAGCAGACACTCTAACACCCATCAAATTGTCGCTAGGTGTATTCCCTTCATCAGTTACTTCATCGTCTCTGAAGAGACCTCCGTTGCCAGTCTCATCGTTTAAGGTGTTAACAACATCTACAATAAAACTATCAACAGCATAATTACCAGACTCTTCGTAAGTTCTTTTTGCAAAGTAATCTCTAATTAAATTATAATTTGATTTATTCTGTAACTTTTTAATTTCACCTTTATCAATTCTTACTAACTCAACAAAACTAGTGTCTTCGTTATCTGTAAGTTGTTTTTTGGTTAATTTAAGTTGAATTTTTAATCTATCTGCACCTGGTGCAGCATAGTTAGTAAAACCTTTTGCATTATCATTCAGTTTTGGATTTTGATCTGCATTTACAATTTCCTCAATAATGTCATATCCAACTCTGAAGGATGGTTCATTGTCAAAAGGATCAAGAACAATCTGTTCATTTGGGACATCTACAAAAGTTCCTCTAATGAAATATACTCCTTCTGCTACACCGATAGAATAACCAGTATTTGTTGCATTTACTGAATTAACTGTAAATACAGTATCGCCAGAGACAATAGAAGTATTTCCATACGTGATATTCTCTTGAAGAATTAGAGTTTCGCCATTGTCAAACTCAACACTTGTACCATCAACGCCACCATCCTGATACTTAACAAATAGTGTAATTTCCTCAACACCTTCTTCAGGAGGCAACAAATATCCTTTGATTGTTCCAACAATCTCAGAATTTTCTCCCTTTACCTTAGATCCCTTACCATTATTTGCATTTATAACAGCATCCAAATATACTGTAATATCAATTCCTAAATGATCTCCATTAACCTTAACCGTAGTAAAGGCATTGTCACAAGTGATTCCTCCGGGAATCACCATAGAACCCTCTTTGAACATATGACTGCCAAAAGATTCTATCTGATTTTGCAGAATCGATTGAAGACCTGTTAATTCTCTAGCCTGAACAGGATACCCAGGTTTAAACAGAACCTTGTAAAAATTATCTGCCTTATCAAAATCATCGTAATAAGGACTTACATTTAAATTCGTCTTTTGGGGCATTTTTTAAAATTCCAGTATAATTTTGAGGTCTTCTTTTTGGCGGGCATTTCTAGCAATGCTAGATCTGTTATCAAGATAAATTAATTCTCCTGATCCTTTATTTATTTCAGGAACTGCCATGCCACTGGTGAAGTCAACACCAAGATTAATTAACTTTGTTCCTGTCGGGTTTGTTGTGATTCCTGCAAATCCAGTATCTATAGAAGCAGAAAAATTTGATACATTACCACTAATTACATTTGATGATGCTTCAAAATCATATGGTCTACCATTTGTGGATATACCTGCATAATCTTTTTGATTAAAGGTTGTCTGATTATAGAAGAGAGATCTGTCTCTAAAATATTTTAAAACTTTAGTTTCAAGATCATATGATGCAACATAACCAAGTGCTTTTCCAGTTCCACTAGAAACAACCTGTTGAATCTTTTCTCCAATTTTTGGTGTTCCTGTAATTGAAGAGAATTTGAAAGAACTTAATCCAGAGAAGGTATTTTCTTGATATACATCATTAGTTCCAACTTTTGTTGGATTCTTTACGATACCAACTTGTGCAAAACTTGTATCAACTGGGAAATCCTTCGTGGAATCATCAAATCTTGCATAAACAAGAACTTTATCGGTACCCAATTCGGTGTAGACATCAAATCCATGACCATTTGATGGAGGAATGATAGGAATTAAATGTGCAGGAGTACCAGTACTATTTGAATTAATTGATCCTAAATCAACTAATGCATAACTATATTCTTTTCCTCCGGAAGTAACTGTGGTGTTTGTAATTTTTCCACCTTCTACATCAACTCTAACTTTTGCTCCAGTACCATCGCCAATAATATTAAATTCTTGTCCTAAACCATTTGCATAGTTAGAACCAGATGCTTGAATGTAAACAGTCTTAATCTGGTTCTCATTAACACTTGAGTCGGCAGATTCTCTAATAGTTCTTATTTGAGATTCTGTACTAGTTTGCCACTCATTGGGTACAGTGAGATATTCTGTAGAATCAAATTTAATAATGTCACTTGGAGGAATAGTGAATAGATATTTCCAAATATATCCGTCTCCACTATCACCAGCTCTAGTTGGTTCTAGATCTGTAAATTTTGGTTGATCCTGAGAAACATTTCCTTTTGGATTATCACCACTAGATCCATTTTCAATACAGATATAAACTCTGTAATCCTCATTCATCACATAATAATTTGCATCATATAATCTAGATGCATTAGTTATGGGTGCTGGACTAGTAATGCTATAATCATCACGATATATTTCATATCTGCTTCCAGAGACCCAATTAATGCGTCGGACTAATCGTCTTACATTGGCAGAAGTTACCTTCTTACCATATAAAACAAGATCACCCGCATGGTTGTTATATGCAACACTATCAATTGGAGCTGGTGGATTGGTATTCCAAGCAACTGTCCTACCAAAACCAACATTAGTTGGGTTCGGTAGACCGACTGTGATATAGTAAGAGTTACTCGCGGATTCAACAGAATCCACAAAGTTACTAGCATTCAAAATTCTAAATTGATCAGTAACAATTGCTGACATCGTTATCTTTTTTTATATATTTATAGGAGATTACTGAATGTAGAATGACAAGTTGTTATCAGATTCAAGACTTACGCCATCAGCGCGTGGTTTTTTGGAACGTATTGCTCCAGTTTTGCCTTCACCAAAGTTTCCTCTCCTTTGGATAGTTGGGAAGGTTGATAATCCTGCATCAACAGTCAGACCAGTGACGCCAATAGAAATTCCATTAGTTCTATTGTCATAGTTATATATTCTTCCCCAAGAAAGTTTTCCAAGAGAAGTTGTTAATCCTGCCTGAAGATCATTAAAAGCACCACTTTCAAGTATCCCAATTACGGGACTACCTGAATCAATATTGCAAATAATTTCTGCGTTTGATGCAAGACTTGTTATCGAATTAACAACATAAACGTTATCGAGGAATGTTGTACCAATACCAACAACTGCAGAATCACTACTATTTACAGAAGTAACTCCATTACCAACTGTGGTATCATAAATCATAATAGGATATCCTGCTACCAGATCCAGTGCATCGGAAGCAACATTCGCCTCACCATTTTCACCATAGTCTTTCATTGCGCGGAAGTTAAACTTCAATGCAAGTGGGTGTCCACCTGTACCAGTTGTTGTACTGATCCCAGTAATAATTCCACTAAATCCTTGAACATTTTGAACTGTATTAATAGTTTCATATAGGGGTGTAGGAAGTTCTGCAATAATTCTTGGTGGATTTGTATTTGTATATCCAAATCCAGGATTGATAACTGTAACTGAAGAAACTTGACCATTTGAAATGGTGGCAGTTGCAGTTGCAGTGGTTCCAATACCAACACCTATTTCTTTGGGTGCTGAGAACTTAATATTAATTGTAGAAGTAGTATATCCAAATCCAACATTGTCAATCGTTACTTCAGAGACAGTACCTGCAATGGAAACTGTAGAAGTAAACGCTGCAGAAACTGGTTCATTTGAAGTTTCCATCATAAATGCATCGAATGTGAATGTATTCTGATTAAGATCTAGAATAATTTCATCATAATCAAAGAATTGTGCATTATCTACAAAGATATCACTTGAACTTGGAGTAATATCACCAATTATTTTTGCAGTTGGGAAGATCTTAGTTTCTAAGACTGGTCTCACCTTGCTAACAATATCACCCTTTACATAGATATCTTTCTTCTGTTTAATCCAATCAAATGGTCTGAAGTTAGTATCATCAACACCTGGACCACTATAGATGTTAGTTTCCATAATATCAGAACCTACAATTTCAGTGATTGCCCTATCATTGATTTGTTTTTGAGATGTTGAAAGCATTGGTTGCCTCAACATTCTCACATCATCACCAATCTTGAGAGTCTCAGTGGTTTCTACCTGAAGAACATCAACACCATCTTGACCAATGTAGAAGAAAATATCAACTTTATCATTGACCTTAGGTGCTTCCATAAACAAGAATGAAGTTCCACCAGTAAACTGATATGCATAACCAGGTGTCTGCAATACACCATTAATAAAGATAACAAGAACTGAGTCAAGATCAATATTTGCAGAAAGAGGGTTATTTGGATCTAATTCAAAACTTAGAAGTTCGCCATTATAATAAAGTGGGAATCTCTTTCTAGTTCCATTTTGATAACCAAAGATACTGTCAATATAATCCATTTCACCAAAGGACCAAGAAGAGAATCTATCAGTGAATGTTTCAACAACTTCAAGTTGGAAAGGTGCTAGTGGTTGCGTATAATCTTTTGCTGTTACAAGACCAACAGCTTCAAGAACATCACCAGGTTTGAATGCATATCCAGATCTAGCAATCTTGAATTTACTTACATTGAATTGTGCTCCAGGTGCAGGAGTTCTTGTTGGAGTTGTCTGGATAGTAGGATCAACTGCATTTGTGACAATACCAACCAAGGTGTGAATTGCAGACTGAACGTTTGCACATTGTGCAGGACTTGTCGTAGAAGAAAGTCTATAAACAACAGCACCAGAAGAGGCACTTACAAATGTATGTGTATACTGTTGACCAGTTGGAGAGGCACCAACGTTGACTCTGAATGTATTGGTAGTTACATTATCGATCGTAACATAACCCGTTACATTAGTTGGACTTGCAGATCCTACAGGATCAGTTGCTCTTGGGTAGGTATGCTCAGTAGCATTACTATCCTTAGAGCAAGTGAAAGTGAAGGAGTTATCCAAGAACTTAACTTGGTCTCCAATCTGGAATCCATGATTTGCAAATGTAACTATAAAGTTACCATTTGATGCAGTGTATGCTGCATTAGTTGGAGTGAAAGATTGTGTATCGTAGGTAATAGTAGAATCGAAGAGTTGATTTCTATTGGTATGTGTGCCAATAGCAACTGGTTCATTTCTCATTATCTGGATAGAAATATCTCTTGCCTCCATAAACGCTTTGATTGTTTCTTGTTCTTCACCAGAAACGTGAGCACCAGTAATATAGAGTTGACCAGCATCTACTGTAAGATCATTGCCACCATACTTCAGGTTGTAAGCAGTTGATTCGAGAACATCAACAATATCATCCTTACAATCTTGAGAATTGCCTGTAGGTGTTGTGAACGCTGGAAAAGTAGCATTCATTCTTCCATATGCAATGTCTGCAATAAATGCCTTATTATCAAGTATCAGACTTGCAGCATCAAAGAATCTATCTTCATTAGATTGTGAAGCAGATTGATCGATCTCAAGATTCAGTAAGAGATTTCTACCAGTTTCGGTAGTTGCACCAATTCCAAGTCTAGAAACACCAACAACTTCTACATTCTCATAATTTGGTTCGGGAATAATCAACTCTGGATTAATATATGCCTGACCAGGATTTGTGATTGAGAATGCTAAAGTTCCACCAACACCAACGGTTACATCAACGACAGCACCAGTTCCACTACCACCAGCAGACCCAACACCAACACTAATTGTATTTGTAGTGAATGAAGTAATTCCTAGAGTTGCTCCTGCAGCAGGATCAGTTGCTCTTGGGTAGGGTTGTTGAGTAAAGAAGTCATCATTAGAGCAACTAAAGATTAAACTGTCGGTTGCAATCTGAATAGTATCGGAAGTATCCAAACCATGGTTTGGAACAGTAAGTCTCAATACACCTGTATGAGAGGTGAAATCTGCTTTAGTTGGTGTGAATGGTCCACCATTACTTGCAGTAATACTATTGTTTAAAGATCTGATGAACTTATGTTCATATGCTAGGTCAGTAATACCAATAGAAACTGGTTCTCTATATCCAGATCCAAAATTATTAGTAAAGTATCTTCTAACAGTTCCACCAGTCTCATAAGTATGTGGAATCGTAGAAGGACCTACTCTGATTGAAACTCTAGTTGCGGAAATTACCTCAACAACATCAACAGGATAATCATAATCTGGGAAGATAGTTGTTGTACCATATCCAGTGCTGCCACAACTAAATTCTAGATTATTAAGTTTTACAGAATCTCCACCCAAGATTTTGTGAGAATCATTAGTTTCAATTTCAAGGATTCCTGTAATATTATTATAAAGTGCTGTAGAAATAGCAACTGTAGAACTAACTGTATTAATGCCAATGAGATCTGTAAGTTGACCTGTAGAATTCTTCAGAACTTTAATTTCTGCACCAAGTAAAGGTGCATATCCAAGACCAGGAGTAGAACCTAAGGAAACAATCAGACCGCCTCTTGGGAGTTGATTTTGGTTGATATCAAAATTAGATTGAATAAATGATCCATCTACAGAAGTAATACCTGTGTAAATTACACTCGTGACTCCTACTGCACTATCATTATCAATTTCATAGTTATTTCCTGCATTATTTTCAGTGGTAGGAGTTTGGAATATGCCATTAATAAACAGAATACCATTACCAGCATCAACACCAGTTGTATCTGCACCACCAACTTTCAATGTATATGTTTTACCAATTCCTGTGAATGAATCTGAAATATCATCAAATACCATATTAGTATCATAGTCAGATCTTAGGAAAGTTCTTCCAGAGAACTGTGCAGTTACATATGGAAGATTGCTTTCATTTCTCCTTGCTCTATTATTTCCTTTTGGTGGATCAATAAAGTGAACTTCATTTCCAACAATATTGAGAGCACCTCTGTAAATTTGAACAGTTGATCCATCAATGTGAGATGTTGCTGCAGATCCAACAGAACCTCTCTGTACAGCGACTGTTGGGAATGTTGCAGCAACACCAGCAGCAATAAGACCATTAATAGGACCAAGAACTTGACCGCCGACGTTTGTGCTAAGACCAACTTCAATAACCTTCATATACTCATCATCAACTCTCAGAATGTCTCTTGGTTGAATGGAAGAAATGCCAGTAATATTAAACGTTGAAATACCTACAGATATTCCTCCAGCATTAAAATCAAGTTTATGATTAATTGGGGTAAATGTAATTGGTTGCTGTACAATACCATCAATAGCAATGACAGTTTTGCTTAACTTTTTAGTAAATTCTAATTCATGAGCATTTCCGATTCCAGGATCAGTGAAAGTAATAGATATGCCTGCAGTAGCAAACTGTGGTGTTGTCGATAATTTAAATGTATCTGGAGTTAGGGCAATTGGATAAACTCTATCTGGTAGTTTATCAGTGACAATACCAAGATGATTTACAGTCGCACCAATTCCCATTGGTTGTGTTCCAACTCCAACAAATGATGAAGTTGGTCTGTAAATTAATTCTTCTCCAGTATTAAAGAAGTGGTCTCTTAATGTGAATACGCCTGTTGAATAATTGATATTAACAGTATCTGTAGGATCAAACGTCTTCACATAAATCGGTTTACCTTCATGAGTTAGTGGGAAGTTGGTTCTATTTGCTCTTAGACCATTAAGTCCATCAAATGCGGAGAGGAATACCAACTGATCAGTTGGACCATATGAGAGTGGATTTGCTTGATTATTGAAGTCCATCTCCCTGTAGAACACTTCATTAAATGCTTGTGCCTCTACATCATATCCTGAATCTGGATAGAAATTTAGATAGAATTCATTGCCACTGATCTCTCCACCAAATGTACCAAGACCAGTAATATTATTAACTGATGAAAATGGTCCAGGAGTTACAGTAACTTCATTAGTTCTTGAATTTGAAAGAATATTGACTTGATGTATTGCTGATGTTGTTCCCGCAGAAACACGAACGACTGCAGCAGCAGCAGAAATAAATCTGCTATCAAAAGTTCCAACTCTTACTATATCAGTACCAAATCCAATAGTCGATTCTAATCTTGCACTTCTTTCTGTTCCTGCAGGTTGATTATTAAGAAGAAATCTATACGTTCCAATTCCAGTTGTAGTATTACCAAACCCAACAATATGAGTTCTGTAGTCAAAAGCATCAACCTGATCAAAGTTGCGACCACGCACAGAAACAATACCTGAGTTAGCATCGTAAATTGCACTAACAAGTCCAACATTTGATGCACTATAAGACTGTGTAGTATGATCAAAATAATACTCACTTACATAAGTATTGGTCCCATCAAAATCAACTACAGCTTCAACATAGTTAGTTTCTCCACTGAATCTGTTAGAGATTTCAATGTTTGCAAATAATCCATTGAAATCATTATCATTGAATTGTGCAAGTGTTCCAATATCATTACCACCGGATACACTAGAGAGACCAACAAAAGAACTGACAAGATTTACAGAACCGACTGCTTGAGTACCAATACCAGAATTTCCGGGAGGAAGTGCTTGGAAAAGATAGGATTTTTTGAGTACTTTGATATCATGATCAGTTTCAAAGGCATCTGTTGGAGTAAAGACAAGAGTCTTTCTTCCAAAACTATCAATATTTGCACTAAAGTCCCCAAGTTTAATATTTGTAAATGAACTATATTTTTCAAATACAAAAATATCATTGGTAGTTGATTGAACAACTAATTCGGATAACTGAACATCTTTACTGTCTGGATCAGCAATTTGTATGACATATCTTACATGATTATCTGCAAAATCAATCTCTTCAATTTCAACGAAAGTATCCTTAAATCCTCTACTAGAGAACTTATTACTAATATCATCATGAATGAGAACCCTATTAGTTCTGCACTCAATATAATCCGTCAACTTTCTATTCTGAATCTGTAGAGCGTTTGATTGCGTGAGACCAGTAACAGGACTTACTCTTGGATCAACATCTACTGCATTATCGAAGTTGTTGATAATATCAACTCTTCTTTCACTAACAACATCAAGAATTACAATTGCCGTAGTTGTTCCACCAAGACCAATACCACTTCTACCAACAGAAGTTACACCAACATCAGCAAAGTTCTTAAGACCTGCGGGATGAACAATACTGTTTACCGGAGTAGAAAGTTCATCCCAGGTTATTGGACTCTTAATAGAGTAGGAAAGATTTTGATAATAGTCATTGTTGGGAGTTACTTGATAATCTTCACTGATCTTACCAATATCATTACTCCAACCAAGTTCCATTCTTGAGGAGTAATCAATTACAAATTTTGCTCTCTTTCTATCAATATTAGTTACTTGTGCAATTACACCACTAATAATTCCTTTGACAATATCACCTTTTTTGAGATTGTATCTTCCGGTATACTTAATGTAATCATCTCTTACTAGAGAAATAAACACATCTTCAGAACGGAACCCATTGCCATCACTATTAACAAACAATCTCTCATTTTTAGTGAATGTCCCTCTCTTTTGCTTTATATTAATGACTGGATAGATATTCTCATTGATAAGAGATGCATATCCTGACTGATATGTCTTAGCAATACCTGCATTAGTTGTAAAACCAACTCCCGACGCATCAATTAATTGGAAAGTCAAAGTTGCTGGACTGGTATTTGCAAACTGTATTACTTTGAATAATTGATAGTTATAGTCACTAGAATTAAATCCGGACCCATCTGGAGAAGACATTTCAATGCCTTCAACAAATACTCTATCGTCAACAGAAAATGGTGATTGATTATATCCAAGAATTGGTGTCTTTAGAACACAAGTTGCAATTCCAGTTGGTCCACTGACCATAGAAACGATACCCACACCATTTGAGTTATTAATTGTAATAATTTTATGTGGTTCAGAATCTAATCCAAATATTGGTGCTAATTGGACGATTTCAGAAATAGATCCATTTGGTGCTTTTGCAACAAGAGTTGTTGTATCAACGATGCTCTTAGTCGTATCATTCCATAAGATAACATCTGGATCAGCAAGATATTTTGCACCGGCAAACTCAATATCAATTTCTTGAATCGTATCTAAATTATCAACAGTGACAATCGGTGGTACAAATGCTTCTGGTCTAAGAGTCTTATCTGAAGGGTAGTCATATCCAATATCACGAAGTCTAGTCTTTTTAATTCTACCAATAGAAGTGGATATTCCAATAATATTAGCATTTCTACCGTTTACAGATGTGACATCTTCAAATGTAGGGAGTTTATCGAAATTAAATCCTTCTGAAATAACTCTTACTTTAGAAATACTTCCATTAAGTGCGTTTGAAGATTTAGTATTATATTCTAAAGTATCACATTGATCATTGCTATATGATAATATAGTTGGATATTTGAATGGAGAAATCTTGAACTCAGTTGTTGAAGATGTTGTTGAAATTCCAAATACGGAGTACGTTCCATTATATTCACTATTTTCATATCTAATTTCAGAATATGCTTTGACTTGAGTATCTGCAGTGCTAATGTATCCACCTTTTTCTAATGCGTAATAGAGTCTTGATGGAACACCATTAGAATAATTTAAAGTCAGTGATGAATCGGCATCAGTACCAAAACCTACACTTCCAACACCAACTACATTGAAATCTCTAGAATCTCCAGAACTAATATATTCATTAGTAAAATGCTTATCTCTGTAAATCTTTAATTGATATCCTCGGAGTGAAGTATCTTGAAGATTAAATCTTAAATTACCATTTTTTACAACATCAATTGGTGGATTGATAGCAGAAATATAATGATTTACACCACCAGTTGCACTAATACTTACTCCATTCTCGGTTTTTGGATTAGATTCATATAAAGTTTCTGCAAGTCTAAACTTATCAACACTATCTTGAATTATATAATAAATTCCAGTTGTTATGCCAGAAGCAACTTCTGCTGCTTCATAGAATACTTTATCGCCAGTTTTATATCCATGATCTTGATATGTAAATGATCCGTCAGAAAGAATAATACCTGTCGAATTAATACCAATGGTATTGACAAGAATTTTCTTTTCATCTAAATTCAACTTTATATTCAATGCGCCAGTTGTTCCAAAACCAACAACAGTATTTGGAACTACATTTAGTTTGATAACATCTCTATTCAGCAGACCATGTGTTGACGAAGTACTGACAATAGTTGTAATTCTATCAACATTTCCAAGAATTTGTCCGTTATTAGTTTCTAAAAGATACTCTGAATTATTAGATCCATCACTGTAGAAGAATAATCCTTCAGAAGCAGTTGTCAATCCAACCTGAGTTGTTAATCCAATGAAATTTTCACCTTTGTTTATAACAAATACGTCACTTGATAATGTGCTTGTATCTGGAATGAAGAATGTTCCCTGGTTAAAGGAATTATCTCCTACAATAAGGGAATCTACACCTGCAAAACTACTCTTAGTAAATGTAAGTCTTTCTCCAGTCTTTAACCCATGATTGGGTATATAAATCGCTCTACAAGGAACAGAGATGCTAGATGTAGTGACTCCAACTGCTCTTACCTTTTGCTGAGCTCCACCTGCAGTAGTTCCAACACCAACCGATGTTGCTGCATTGAAATAGATTAGTTTATTTCTTTTGGAATCAAATTTTGTTATTTTTAATGGAAGTCTGACTCTATCAGAACTCAAACTAAGATCACTTCCAAATGAGTGTGCTACACCAGTAGATCCAAATCTCTTAACGGTAATCACACCATTTGAATAGTCATTAAGAACTCTTACAATTTCATTTCCATCTGAGGATGTAATTGTTATAGAGTTGCCAATTGATACTTCTCTAAATCTTCTAGAAACGAAAATATCCTCAAATTTGCCACCAGGAGTACTAGAATAACTGGTCATTGTTCCAGCAAGACCAACAGACTCTGTAGTAAATCCTATCCTCTTAGATCCACTAAGGAATGGTATGGAAGTTGAAAGACCACTTACGAGGACTGTATCATTATTATTTAAATCATATCCATTACGATTATAAGCAGAAACTTGATTATCATTATCCCAAACAAATACACAATTTACATTTCTTTCTAGTTCAGTTCTAATAGAAGATATACCGGCACCCTTTAATTCCTGAACTTCTCCTCTCAGACCAGCACCACCGGTACCTTCAAAATTAAAGTTAACTCTATCACCAATAGAGTAACCGACTCCACCATCAATGACCCTAATTTCATCAACAGCACCTTTTGTAACTGACTCTACACTGCAACGTTGCTGGAAAGTCTCATAAGATTCATTAACAAAGTCATAATCTGCATGTGGATCGCTGACTTTATATGGGAAAGTATTTCTAATAAGATTATTTCCATTAAAGTCAAATGCTTGATCTAAAACTAGATTGTCACCAATTACTTGAGACTTAAATTTATTTCCGACAAAATATGGATATGCTGGTACAAATTTTGGAGAGACTAAACTGGTCGTAACTCCTACAAAATATGCATAAACACCATTTGGAAACTCTGGAGTTTTGCAGAATCTGCCATTATGAGAATCAAGATTACCACTATTAGTGTATAGATAATCTTCCTTGAAGAATCCTGGTTCAAAAGTGGGTGGTCTATTAAATACCGAATTAATACTTAGATCATATCCAGTTTCAAGTCTAGTAACACCCGACTGAACATTATCTGCAGTTTGATATCCAAAGGGACCATAAATTGGATTTCCGTCATATGCCCATCCAATAATGGGTGAGTGAGATCCATTTAAAGATTCAAAGTTGGATGCAAGGTCTTGAGAATATCCATACATTCCATAAACCAAAGAATCCTGCTTTTCATCCTTATAAAGACTAGAGTAAATTTCTGGAGTTCTTGTTGCAGAAATTTTACCAAATCTAAACGCATCATTTACTGTTAGATCTCTAACTCTAGTATCAAAAATTGCACCAGATCCTCTTGAATCTACAAATAGTGAAGTGGAAGATGCACTATATCCTATACCCGCATTAATGACAATAACATCATCAATCTTCCCATTTAGAAGCACAGGTCTAAGAATTGCACCTGTTCCACCAGAAGGATCTTCAATTTTAAGTTCTGGGATTGAATTATACTCAGATCCTTTGTTCAATACTTGAATGTCAACGATTCTTCCGTTGGAAATAATTGGAGCAAGTTGAGAATTTTTACCTTTACTTATCGAAATTCTTGGTTTTGTATGTAAATTGAATACAGTAGATCCATATCCAGTTCCAGATTCATACAGATAGGCATCATCAATCTCACCAGTTACGATTGGTGTAAAGGTAAAGGTTCCAATACCAGATGCCCCAAAAGAAACATTAGCATTAACTTTAATCTCTGGATATTGGAAAATATGGTAACCGCTTCCAATAGAATCAAATTTACTAAATTTCGATTTTTTAAGATCATCAGCAAATGTCCCAGCAATGCCAACATTTACAAGTCTAAATTGATCCGAATCTACAAACTGAATTGAATAACTATTTGAAGTAGAGAGACCAACAATATGATTTCCTGTTGAATTATATGTAACTACTTCTCCAGTCTTAAATCCGTGATTCTTAAAGTATACGGTATTATACTCTGTAGAAATACCACTAGATTTTACTCTTAATTTTCTATGGGCATAACCAGATCCACTATTAAGAACATTAATAGATCTTACATTTTTTTGCGATAGAGTTCTAAATTTATGAATACCAGATGATGATGTAGCAGCTGAAAGACCAATGGTATTGATACCGGTGCTTACAGTAGTAATGCCTGATGCGGTGGGTGTAAATGCATCAGCATCGTTTTTAAATAATCTAATAGTTGAAGTATTTACAACTCTAACTACATATTCATCACCACTACTTAAACCTGATGTTACTATATTGTTTGGATCGTATGCTTCTCCAATAGAAATGGGATCATTACCATTTTGATTGTAGATGATATGTTCACCATCTGCAAGGTTATGTTTATTGGTAAATGTAATTGTCTCATTGGTAGGATCAATTCCACCACCAATATTCAATCTACGACTATCAAAAGATATCTCCCTAAATCTTGATCCAACAACTGGTTCTAAGGAACAACCTGATCCATTGCCACCCACTAAATCTAGAGATAAAAATTCCTCAAATCCAAATTCTTGAGGGTCAACAATAACTTGCTTAACATTACCAATAATAACTGGTTCAACCTTTGCACCAGTTCCATCAGGAAGACCAGATCTTGCTGCAATATCCTCAATAGTCAATTCTGGTGGATTGATAATATCATATCCTTTGCCGCCATTGAGAACTTCAAATTCTTCTATAGGACCATAATAAATTTTATCTCTGGAATCCGGACTTACAATCTCTACACCATCAACTAATACCCCAACATTGTTTACATTCCTATCACTATTTTTACTACTTTGTAATTGCTGTGTTAATGGGAACTTTCTAACAATTTTTTTACTTGAAAGAGTTCTATTTTCATGTCTCTTTAAAGTAAAATTATGTGCTCCTGCACCAAAGTTTGGATTAAATCTGGAAATATCGTCAAAGTTTGCAGTAGTTTTAGCATTGTTAGCAAGTTGAGACTTTGAAGAGTACAACTTAATTTCGTTTGCAGCAACGAGTTTTACAAAATAACTGTCTCCAGATGAAAGTCCAATCAAAGGACTTTCTGCAGTGTAAACTATTTCATCACCATCTCTAAAATTAACTGGTGTTGAAAATACAATAGTTTCATAAACCTTGTAATAGGGACTATAACCACCCAATCCTTGAGTATTATTTGAACCTAATGTTTTAATGTATCCGTCAGGAAGTGTAGATTCAATGATATTATCTACAATCTTGTATCCTGGAAGAGAATTTGACGCCAAATATCCAAAGATTGTAGAATCATCTACGTAGATATTGGATGTATTTGCAATGTATACCTCATTTCCTACAGTAAGAACTACTCCAGAACTCTTTACTTTTACAACCTTTCGTCTAATACTGTAATCTTTATTTGGATCTGGTACAAAACTTCCAATATTAGATAGTGTGACTTCTTTGGTTGATGTGTTTATTGCGGATACTGTTGCAAACGATGCATTTGTAACAGTTGGATCGGGTACAACTACTTGTTGACTCTCACCAATGAGAACCTCAACAGAATCCCCTATTTTAAGATATGCCTTATCAATATCAGAAAATAGTGTGAATACGGAAGAATTTACTTCCTCTACTTTAAATCTTGGACTGGTATTATAAACCCAAGAATTAGCAAACATTTGCTTATAAGTTCTATCAACGATAGGATTCTCAATAACCTCACCAATATTTCTTGTGGTTATCTCCTCATCTTCTTCCATTAAAGGAATATCTACCAAAGGTTTTAACTCCGATAGAACTCCAGTAATTCTCATATCACATCTGTTCTCAATATCACCATCCTCATAACCAAAAATGGTTTCATCTGCTCTTACAACATCAGATAGATTAATTTTTGATGTGACACCAGTACAACCATAAAATTGATTAATACTCTTTGAAGTATAATCAATTCTATTATTTCCAGAGATAATAGTCCCTGTTTGACCAAATCCAATTGTAGAGTCAACACTAATTACTGACGCATTTACTTCAACTGGTTCTAATGATCTAGATGCTCCAGGAATAGTAAAAATACCCTCTACAAGGTCTCTATCATTATATCCAACGAAGACTCCAAGTTTATAGAAAGTTTGAGTATCTCTTGTAAAAATCTCAACATCGGAAACTGATGCATTAGTATTGAGATCATTTGAATTAAATATTGTCTGACCTTCCAATCCAAAAGGATTGCCAGAAATATTTTCTGCTACAATAACTTCTCTTCTAATATATTCGGCAGAAGATGGTTTAATTAGTCTACTTTCAAGATCTAATACTTCAGCATGGACACCATAAAGAACTTTGAAAAGAATTCTGATAGATTCTGCAATACCTTTTGACTGATAAAAGTTTCTTGCATGCTTGATAAAATTTCCAACATCTAAATCGGAAACAAAATCATACTCTTCCAGTCCTGGAGTAAAGGTCTTTTTTAATTTTTTATAAAATTCTTGTAAGAAAATAACACTTAAGTTCTTTACTACCGATCCATTGGCCGCGGCAGATGCAGAAGTTTCACTAAAAATAATATTTTGACTGTTTACATTGCTGAGAACATTAGAAATTCCTGTGTCATATCCAGAGATTCCACTGAATCCACGAACACAACTGAAGAAAGAAGTATCAGTCTTTGATTTATAGGTGATAATTTCATCACCAATTTGTAAAAGACCATACTCATCAGGAAATCCTTTTGTAGAAGTTACCTGAATAGTATCTTGAGAAGATGTAATATCTCCTGTAAGCGATGTCTCACCTACAACAACCTCTGGAACGAGATTATCTACTCTGATATATCGATCAAGATTATCGACAAGATCTACACTACCGCCCTGATGTTCTAAAGACAAATAGTATTGTCTAAAAAATTCTATAGCTTTTGGAAAATCAGCAACTAAAAACTCTGGAAGTTGGCTCTCAATAATCTTATTAAGTTGCACTCTCTTCTCAAATTGCGACATATTTTATTTCCTCTCTAGATCTCCGTTGGAATAACTTGAAGTATAATAGTCTCTTGTGAAAGACACGCCAGAAATATCTTCACCAGATGCAATGACATCTTTAACCATATTTATTGTACTACTTGGAACGCCAAAACTGAGGTAGAGGTCTTTTAGACCAACCACATCATTTGATTCTGGGAAAGCTTGAATCTCAACAATATTATTTGGTTTAGTAGTTTCAATAATATTGATAGTATTGAGAATAACCTCCCCCTTCATATAATCAACTACACCTGCTTCTTTGGCAACAACAGTTTTTATTCCATTAGCGCCAATCTTAACTATGGAGACAACTCCACTCTTAAGATCTGCATTTGGTAGATCGGTGATATAGACAGTTGAACTATCACCAACAATTTTAAATCCTGTAGATTTAATATTCAGTCCATTTGGTTTGACATTAAATCTATTGCCAAAGCAAATTTCGTATTGAGCAAACTGATTAATCAATGCCTTCATATCTCTTCTAATTTTCACCTTAGTAATATTAGAAGTAATGGCAGTATCAACACGATCAATCAGTTGAAGAACCTTACTGTACTTAAATCTTCCACCAAAACGATTCATATCAACATCTTTAGAGTATTTTGCAAGGCTATCAATAATATTAGTCCTTAAACTATCGACAGTAGCAACCTGTGAGGAGTTATAATAGATATTAGATTCAATTTCAACATAAAGAACCTTAAGATCAATAATTTTCTGATTAATACCCGCAATTGAATACTGCTTGATCTTATTAAGAATATTTCTTTTATCAAAATCGGAGACATAGGTACCATTTTTGGGTTTTATGCTGATTTGAACGGTACCAAACTGTGGTGGCACCAATTCTTCACCACCAACAACTGCAACAGACTCGGTATTTGGATAAACTGAGGCAATTATTGCCTCATAATCTCTTGATGTAACCGCTCTGTACTGCGCTGAGTAGAGTCTTGGGGCGAAATACTTAATAGACGACACATCTTCAATTCCGCCACCGTTCATCGCCTTCTGGATGGTTGTAACGGGTACTGATCCACTAGGAATTACTCTAATACCTGTCTGATCTGTAAGATTTGCTTGAAATTCAAAGACAGAAGGTCCATTTCCTGCTTCACCGTCAGTAACAATGTAACTTACAGAGATAAGTTTGCCATTTTCCAACTTTTTACCAAAATATCCGTCACCAAACAGTAATTCATACCTTTCATCTTGAACTTCCTGGAGCAAATAGATCTCCGAGTTCTTATCAATGTTTAAAATATTGTCAACTCTACTAAAATCTCTACCAGTGCCTGCTTCACCAACATTAGAAACGTTTACTCTAATGGTTGAAGCATCAATATTTGGATTATCAAGGATAAACCGCTGATCTGTAGACGTATCAGTGACAAATTGACGTGTAAGAAGAGTTCCTTGAAAGAGTTCTATCGGTTTTGCTTCTGTTCCGAACTGTACTACACCATTAATCACTGCAGCAGTGATTTTTTCGGGTAATGAAAAGCGATATGAACTGTTATCTTGTCCTCCAACGCACACCAGACCTGCTTCAACGGTAATAAAACCGCTACTGGTAGTGGTAGGGACTGAAAAGGTTACGTTCGCCTTAGCGGCGCTTGCAGAGCGAGGTACATAACCAATGTTTCGTGCCAGTGATACGACATTTTCGCGTACTGTTGCACCATCTAGGAATGATTCATTGACTACAAGGTTAGCATTGAACGCATTAATGTACGTATTATATGCTAAGGTGTCAATTAATATCGAAAAATTGGATCCCTCAAAGTCAAAATCCGTAAAATTTGAATTAGAACGGAGATATGCTTTGATTTCTGATTTAATTTGATCGAAATCTAAGTTAGTAAACTGAGTAAAAGGCATTGTTTATCGTGTTGCCTCTAGTATGAATGAGAATGACTGAGTTGGATAATCTAAACCTACAACATCAAAGAAAACATTTACATCAAAACTGTTATTATCAGGTTGTGGATTGACTTGAACCTTTAAGTTTTCAATTCTATCTTCATAAAACAAGATTGTTTCACGTATTTGATCCTTAATAACCCGACTTGAGGCGACATCGACGAACTCAAAGAGACTTCTGCGAATATCAGACCCCAAGTCGGAGTTAAAAAAGCGTTCTGTAGGTATTGTTTCAACTAAATTGCGTATAGATCTAATGATTGCACGCTCATTAATGAGTACAGGAAGGTCTTTCGTCACAGGATGTGGATCAAATGCGAAACTAATATCCTTAAATGCTCTGGAAACCCTCTTACTAGGCATTGAAATGGTTGGTTTTTCTGAATTTATTTATATCCACTATTCAGAAATTTGACCATAAGTAGGTTCTGTTTCATCATTATGAATTTTTTCATATAATTCACTCTGTTGCTTAGAGTCATGCTTCTTAGGAGTCATATCATCATTAGCAATCTCACGAAGCATCTTTTGATGCTGATCATTGCCTAGATTGTCAAGAAAATCGTTCATT